GAGAAGCGTCGTGCTCGTTGGAGCCTCATCAAGCGCAGCGCAGCGGCCCTTGCGGCTGCTGTTGCTGTCGCTGGCACAATTTATCTCGGTATCAAGGTGGCATTCCCGGCGACGAATATTGCTGAACAAGCACAAGCTTACGCCCAGCGTAAAGCTCGCAAGCACATTCATCGTCCATCCAAGATTGTGCCGCAGATTGGCACTGACAAGAATGCCCAAGATAGCATCCTTGCCATGGGCACTCACAATCTGTATTCGATTCACATCAAGCGTTCAGACGGCCGTTACCAATTTCAGGGGACGGCCCTCGCTGTGGACCGAGGCTGTATTCTTGTGCCCTACCACTTCACAGCGGTTTGGGCCGAACTCGCGGGTCGTGCCGACGAGGAGAGCGATCTTGACATTGATCGTGACGCTCGGGTGATCTTTACCGGCTGCGCACCACGAGTCAACAAGACGACCAATCAAGAGGCTCGCGTCAGGCACGACTATTCAGTCGTTGACGCAGCCGATTTCATGGTGGTCAGTGTTACCCCCAACGAAGAGGACGATCTGGCCATGGTTGTCGTACCCGACCTCTTCGCCCGTCGGATCATCAACAAGTTCCGCCCCAAGGCAGAGATGCCAGCCAGCGGCGCATGCGCCCTCGTTGGTCTCGTGGCCAATGACAAGCTCACTATTACGCAATCGCGTTGTGGCCGTTTTGTCAAAGAGGCGAATGCGATGAAGTATTCTGAGACTGGCGAGGTTGTTGGTCACGAGGTCTTCAGCTACGATATCAAGACCAACGCTGGAGACTGCGGAAGTATTCTCACGGCTTTGGACAAGAAGCCCGGACTTATCATCGGCGTTCACGTCGCCGGTGTTAGCAAGGGATTTACGTCCAGTCGTGGTGCAGCTGTGCTCGTTGATAAGGAGCACGTTGAAGCTGCCGTTCACACCGTTCATTCGGCCCTTGGCTTCATCAAGGTGCTCGACCCACTCGAGCGCGAAGAGGTCAAGAAGGTGGTCGTTAGCCCCGAGGGTGGCATCACGCGCCAGGGCGTCAACGCCATTGCGCGTGTCAAGCCGCCCGTCCTGGCTTCCGCCACGACCATCATCCCGTCTCCCATTCATGGAATGACGGGTGTCGCGCCTCGTACAGCCCCTGCGTTGCTCCGTAAGAAGGGTGATATTGACCCCATGGATAATGCCATTTGGGGCTACGGTCTTGGTGGCACTTACATCAAGTCCAACATTTTTGAGGCTTGTGTGGGTAACTACCTCCAGATGCTCGCAACAAATTCACATGCGCCTGACCCGAGTACCCGTCGCGTCTTCTCCAACAAGGAGGCACTCGACGGGCTCGATGGGCACGAGTTTTGTGGGGCTATCCCTCGCGACACCAGCCCAGGCTATCCCTTTACCATTGCCTCAAGCAAAATCAAGAAGCTTGCTTTTGGCGGAGAGGATGAGGCTGGTCGCCGCCCCGCCAGCTACGACAATGACTGTGCCAA